CTGCGACTTTATTTTTAATTTTTTTCTTTAAAGAGTCTCGTTTTAATTGTAACTGATCAACTGATTCCCCAAAAAATGAGAAAATATTACCCTTAAAAGCACAAGAAAAACAATTAAATATACCTGTTATCTTATCTATTCTAAGACTAGGGTGCAAATCTGGGTGCTCTGGGTTAAGGCAACGGATTACGAAGTCCCCGCCCTGAGGAGCATAAGAAATACCCTTAGATTGTAATAGTTCCTCTACAGTCATTAAAAGATATCCTCTTCAGAATCCTCTTCAGAATCATCTTCATCTTCACTATAATATCCTAGTATTTCACATATATAATTCCAACAATCTTCAAAATAAAAGTTCATACCTATTCCTTATCTTTAGTCCAATGATATTGAATTATTACTATTGCCATACCCAATAAGGCTACTACTCCTGAGGCGAAGATTACATCTATAATTGTCATATATTACTCCTAATTAAAATGGTGGATCTTCAATAGGTTCCCCTGTTTTCAGATCCTCTTTTTCTTTCTTAACAGTTCTAGGATCTATAGCTGAGGATGGCCCCATCTTTAAAGTATCCCAGTCCATATAAGAGGTAAAACTTAACATTTTACCATCTCTCATTTTTGTACATTCAAAAGTCATTGCCTGATCTTCGTCTTTATGCCTAACTAAAGTATATACTGCGTCCGCGTCAATAAGAATCCCTTTAGAGAAGCTTGCTTCTCCATCTACCTTTGTTTGATAAGGTGAAAACACTGGAATTTCATAAGTGGCTGCAATCGCTTTTAATGCTGTGCTAACTTCTAATTGTTCAACCCAGTCATAGGCACCTCGTCTAGACGGAGTTGCATGTAGTTTAACTTTATTTAAGTAATCTACTATGATTACTCCTATCTCCATGCCACTTCTTAACTTCTTATCTAAATCGGCCTGAATTTTTCCTATAGTTAACATCGGGTCATATACTATATCTATCTGTCTATTGGGAATAAGTTCACATTCCTTTGTTAATTTTTCATGAAAAGTTTCAAAGTTTCTATGTTCTAAATAAAACTCTATTACTTTTGTACTATCTGCGAATCTACTTGCCCACCATCTGGCAACCTCTTCCCACTCCGCATTATTTAGATTCCTGTTCTTTAACCTGGTATTTGAAACACCGGCCCCAATAGAGCATATACGTCGTAGACAAGCTCTCGGATCCATTTCAGTAGAGTAGGTAACTGAAGATCTACCTATATTAAACATATCACTAGCTAGATTACTACAAGTAATAGATTTACCTGAACCTCTATAGCCTCCTACAAGGATTAAATCTCTGGTTAAAAATTGATGTTGTGCGTCAAACTCGGCATTAAGACCTAGTTTAAACATCTTTTTATATTCTTCTTCTGATTCAAACAGTTGGATACGTTGCATACTTTCCTTAGGGTTTTCTACTTCCACTAAAGTTTCAACGTCCATAACCATTTGGTGTAACTCTGCTAGAGAATCCTCAGCATTTTCAAAAGCTACTGAATTCTCTACATAATTCTCTAATCTATCCAGAATTTCTCTTTGAGCATATTCATTTTTTACATATAGGAGCAGCTGGTCTGGATCAGCTTCTACTTCAACTGCTTCAATAGAATACAACTTTTCTCGGGTATTAGCGTCTCTAATAGAGAACTTTAAATCTTCAAAGGTTGGTAAAGTATGATAGGAGGTACAATGTGTGTCTATTGCATCAAACAAAGTATGATATTCTGCGGTTAGATAGTGCTTACGTACTCCTCCCCAGGTGTCCATGTCTTGACACGCTAATACTTGTTTAAATAATGCACTAATTAGATTCAATGTATTCCCCGAATATTAGCGTCCCAAATCGACGACCTCGCTCATATAAATAAGCGAACAAAACCACCCTATTGTTGTAAGGTGGTTCTGTTATTTTGCTTACTTAACTCTTATTTAGCAGCTTTTTCTGCTTTTTCTTTTTGATCTACGCCCTTGTAGTCCTTGCAATTCAGACCACGGCGAGTCAGCATGGTTCTAACACCACGCTCTGACTGGGTAGAACCCTTAGTAGCGGTGATCTTTTCTGCGATCTCAGCTACAGTCAGTCCAGAGATATCACCTAGTTCAGATAGCGCATCCTTACGGGCGGTATCCTTGGTGAATTCTTGTTTCGGCATGTTGGTGATCAACTCTGCGCGTAATAGGCTAAGTGCCTTACCACGAACGCTGCTCAGTTCTTTACCTACTGCTGCTGCGATTGCTTCGATGTAAGCACCTGCATTTGCCATCTTAATAAATACCGCCTCTTGTTCAGGGGTATAAGTACGTACTACTTCTGGCTTTGGAGCCGCTTTAACGTGCTCAGTCAGTTCAAGAGACAGAATCTTGCCTTGAATAGACTTAGGTGAGAACTTTCCACCAGCAAATCCTGCTGCAATCTCTGCATAGGTATATAAGCCAGAATTGTCAACTACAAACGCTGTTAGCGTTGCGGCCTCTTCATCAGAGTATGCGCGAGTAGCGCTACTAGAAGCAAGCTCTACTTCATATCCAAGCTTACGAAGCTTGCTAGAAATTGAACGGGTGCTGCACTCAAGCGCTTCTGCTGCGCCTGCTACGGTTTCCTGTGATACAGGAGATTCATCATCAACAAACGATACTAGGGTTGCAGTACGCTCGTCAGTCCACTTTGGTTGTGTCATATCTATTTTTCCTCTAAGAAATCTTTAAGATTTGTTACTATAATTACACCAGATTCTCTGGCTTTAATGGTTTTGGCGGATTCAACGCCGCCCTCGTTTACTAATATCATTACATCTTTAGTTAGGCTTGGTTTAACTATATACCCTAAAGATTCTAGAACTTTTTGCGCTTCAGCCTTTGTTTTATAGCTATTCAACTTACCAGTGATGCAGATTATACCTGCTCTACCAGTAGCTTTTGGCTTCTCAAATTTGAAGTTGAAAGGAAGAAGTTCTATTAAGAGTTTATTACTGTTTATCCAATCTAACAAGTTTTTAGTTGTTTTCTCACCTAATCCCGCCTGCCTGCAAGTCCATTCATCTATATCATAGATATTATCACAGACTTTAGCCAGTTTTTCAGATGCTGTGGTGCCAACTAAAGGTATTGCAAATGCGGGTAATAGTCTGTTCAGACTAGCACCAAGGGAATTCTCTAATTCATCGTATAACTTACTCGCTAATACTCTTGAACCGATAGCTTCTGCTATTTGTTCTTCTGATAATTCATAAAGTTCAGATATACTAGAGATTTCTAATTTAGCAATAGTAGCGGGGCCTAAACCCTTGATTTTCATTTCTTTTGCAAAATGCTCTAACTGTTTTTCTACTTTAGTAGAACAAGAACTATTTCTGCAAAATAAAAGATTATTAGTCCACTCAAGCTTCGACTTGCAGCTTGGGCAAAACTCAGGTGCTTTAATTTCTATCACTATACTTTCCTTTTTTAGAGACTATATTATCTCAAAGTTTGAGATAAAAGTCAAGATTTATTTTTTGGCAGGTTAATTCTAGGTATCGCCCCACATTCCATAGCGTACTTTTTATTTTTATCTATAGCGTGGTGTAATCTGCCCACCTTCTTGGACGCTTTCACATCACTGGTTAGAATGCGGTATAATTCTTCAAAAAAGTCTTCCAATAAAAATCCCATTATTTACTCCTCTAATGTCATTTCAATCTTTTTTCTAACTCTAACATAGCAATTAGCCTGGTGTCCGCCTCAAAAGGAGAGACTACCTTTGCTACAAAAGGATTACCTACACAATCTGTAGTATAATCTGCTTTATCTCCAAACCAACGCTTCAGTTGGATTGAGCCATTAGAATGCCTGTAACCCCACCACATTATTTTATTCATCTTTCCAATCCCAAGTCCATTCAGTGTGTTTCACACCTTTATATTCAAGAGGGTCGGAACAAAGTATTCCAACCTGGGTTTCAATGTTAAAACTACCATAATCTGCATCTTTAGGTCTGTAAGCTATATAATGGTCATAACCATTAAAAAATACATTAAGACCCATTTCTTTAGCATCACTTTCCCAATTTTCTAAACTTAGATAAGACATTGCTGTTGTCATGTTCATTCCTTCATCAAGTTAACGCCACCATGAAAGAGGCTAAAATTAGTTAGTTCGTAAGAGCCGCCTGCATTATCTGTAATTAATACTTTCATTATCGGGCAAGCACCTCTATATTTATTAACAAAATTCCGAAATTGATTAAACTCTTCTGGGGTCAGATTTACTGTTACAGTTAAATCTGACATTACTTTTACTACTTCTTCGGGGGAGAACGATATACTCATATTTGGTTCTACTGTTTCGAATCTTTTGTTTTTAAAAAAACTCATCCTACTCTCCTAACTACACGTGGAATAATGTCACCTGAACGTATGACTTCTACATCGCATCCGATCTCCAGGCCTAAGTCTTGTATATATTTAATATTATGAAGTGTAGCCTTTGATACTATTGCCCCACCTATATTAATAGGTTCTAGTATTGCTACGGGGCTAACTACACCAGATTTACCTAATTGCCATACAACATCTAGCAATTTAGTCCTTATTCCAGCCGCTTGCACTTTATGTGCGAATGCGCCACGGGGGTGCTTGGCGGTAAAGCCCATAGCTTCATATTCTGCCACACCATTTAAACGATACACTGTTCCATCAGTTGGGTACTTAGAGATATCAAAATGAAGTACAGTATTATAACCCATAGATTCATAGACTTCCATAATTTCAGTCCAGGTATCAAAGGGATTGGGTTGTACATCATATAATACAAAGGTCAGGTCTCTAGTCTTAAATTTATCTATATTTTTTAAGTTTAGAGCGCCCGCAGCATAATTTCTAGCATTTTCAATACTAGAAGGGGCGATAACTTCGCCAGTAAGTTGAATTATACCTTTGCGTTTCATTGTGTTGGGAACAAGACATTTAACATTTTCAGTAACGTCTTGCCCCAACTTGCCATCCCCTCGGGTTAGTGCGAGTGATAGCTCTCCGCCAACGAACAGAATTGAAATTGCTGCCCCGTCTAGTTTAGGTGTTTCAACACACGCATTTAAATCTAGAGGAGCATTATCTAAATCGTAACATTTGTCAAGCGAGTACATTGAGTAGTAATGAGGTATTCCCCCAGTTACTTTGTAACCTACATCTTTATAATCAAAATGACTCGCTAAAATATCGAATTCTGCATCTGATATTATAGGATTGCCCTCGTAATATGCTTTAGATGCTGTATCTAAAAAGTCTTTCATTTAATTACCTATTTTTCTAAATTATAATATATTATATATTATATAACTTAGAAAGTCAAGATCTTATTTCACGTAGAGTCCTTTTATTAGGTCTCCAAATTGCTTTTCAATGACCTCTTGTGATTCCGCCAGGGAGATAATCTCCACCAGGGCTTCAAAAAGATTTCGAGAGTTGTCAAAGTCCAGAGGCATGGTAACACCCTCTTTAGATGGCATCCATTCTTCTGTGAGAAAATCCTGGTAATACTTGCGTATTGCTAAATACTCAACTCCTTTAAACGTGTTAATGGAGAGTCTTAATTGTAATTGTTTAGCCTCATCAAAGTATATCAGTTTTTCATATATTGCTGGTGATGTAAAGTCCATTATGTATTCTTCAAGGTATCAGATAAGGGTTCAACCTTGACTACACTTTCTGGATTTAGTAAGCGATACGAGTCTGTATCCCAACAAAACATTAATAATGTGTCTGGAGTTTCCTTTGCCCGATTCCTCTTTGCTGCTATATGCGGCGTTGAAAAATCTAGCGTACATACATTATATTTCAACTTATTAGACTGTTGACTCCTATAAGTTATTGTTGCATCGCCAGCGGCTTCTATAAGTGATCTTAATTCTTCTTTTTTCACATCGTTTCCTTGTTGTAGTGTGGTAAAATCCTTTACTCTGCTACGCTCTAGGTCATTATTTTGGATGCGCAAAAAATAGCGGGATCTTTCAACCCCGCTATTTTATTATAATTACTCAGTAGTTGCAACGATAGCGTTGATAACACTGGTAAAATACACGGCTGCCTTACCCGTAAGTTTGCTGATAATTTCCTCGTCAGGAGTACCACCAGCAGCTTCAATTGCCGCAGTCAATGCTTCTTGTGAATCAGACTTTGAAACTCTAGGAGTTTTTGCTGCGTCTGTTTTTGGGTTCTTAGATGGAGCTGCTTTGCCTACATTTACATACACACCAGCCTTACTAAGAATCATACGTACACCATTCGGTGACTGTTCAAACTCTTCAGCCAAATCCTTCACGATGTCCATTGAATTCTCTGGGGTTGGTTTTGCTGCTACATACGCTTCTATAACAGAATCCTTTTGCTCTTGAGTCCAGCTCATTTTTTAGTTCCTTTTTCCATGTTGAATAAATATTATAAATCAATTTTGACAAAATGTCAACTACTATTTTTTAGATCTTCGAGATATCTACCCCATACTCCTCTAGATGTTCTAGTTTTCCGAGATCATAGGCGGGTGCATATGCGAAAAATCCACCCCCTGTAACATACTCAAAATATGTGCCCGCGGAATCCGTTGGTTCAATTACATAAATTTGATAAACGGTGCAATCGTATCTATTCTCGGGTACTGCCTTTTTAATTATTGCGGGTGCGTGATACTTCGCACTCCATACTATTTCTCCCCCTCTAAAAGTTTCTCCAATACAACTTTCTGGTAAGAGGGAAATGTGAGACCTGGCTTCTGATGAACTAGGGCGTACAGGAACTCCAATTCTTTCAATTGCAGCTTTGACGAATCCTGCGCTGCGATATAAACTCTTGGCAATATTGGAAATTGATTCGCTTTTAAGATACTCCGTAATAATCTGAGCCAACTCTTCTTTAGAGGCTCTTTTTCCTTTATTTTCTGCTTTTCTGGAGGCCACGAAAGCTTCTTGGTCAATAAACTCATCTATAATCCTCTGTAATCTAGTTGTATTATAACTAATATTCAGAATCTCGCACGCCTCTTTTTTCGTTATAGGCTTTGAAGTATCCTTCGGCTGCAACAGATTTATTACATGTCGGATATTCTGGGAAGTCAATTTCTCGTGGTCTTTCTTCTTTATTCGTGCCATTTCTTCTCTCTATCTCCGAATTCAAATAAAATATAGCTTTCTTTAAATCTTCTACAGCATCATTTTTTAGATCCGCCCTCCAGATATACTTTATTGCATTACCTAAACAGTAATTCATATGTTTAGTTATTTCAATACACTCCACACCCGAGGGGTGGTTATTATAATGTGGTGGGTGGTTAATCATATCTACCATTATTTTCTCACTATATCATACAGCCAAATTATAAAGGCTACCACTGCAATAAGCAGTCCTGTTAATACCCCAGCAAAAAAATCCATTATTCCCCCTATTTAGTGTTCCAAGGATAAGTCTTGTCTACCCAACGTATGTATACTACTAAAGAAATACCCACTCCTGTTACTATTCCAATAAGAAATTCCATTATTCCTCCCTACCTTCCTCTCTACCTTCCTCCCTACCTTCAAAACAAGAACAAGCTTCAAACTCTTTACAAGTTTCATCTACAGGAAGTTCATCCCAATCCCAACACCAATGTCCCATTTTTCCATTAAGAACATGGCCATAATACTTCATACAATCCCTAGCCCAATTTGCTTCTAAACCTAAACCTATGTAATCTTTATGCATCTGATTTTCCTTTAATTTCAGTCATAATGCTCTAAATTGTCTAAACGTTTCTCTATAATAGAAAGGGCGTTGGATATATCTAAGGCCATTTCGGCTATAGCTTCTAGGGTTCGCTTATGTAAGTTAAATAAATCAACTATTGCTACTCTTACGGCTTCTTTTTCTAGTTCATTCATTTGATTTTCCCATACTAAAACAAGTACAATATTTCATTTCATCACAAGTATCATCAATCGGTAATCCATCTTGATCTTCACACCAGTGAAGGTAATCTCCTGTTAAAATCCTATTGTGATATCTTAAACAATCTTCTGCCCATTCTCTACTCAATCCAGTCTTTCTCAATTCAGACATTAATTATCCTCTGTATTACTTAGCCGATCTATTCGCTCAATCTCTGCGATTAGTAATGCTGCGGCTCTAACTAAATTTTCTCTATATGATTTGGGTTTCCAATCATCTTTACCCCAAGGCCAATCTACAGGGTCTGTTAATCCATCATCATCTGCATAAGCTATGGCTGCTCTACACAGCTCCCTACGGGTATATTGGTCATCATGAGTATAGTCCCACTCTTCGCCTTCGAGTTGACGCACGCGTTCATTGATTACATCTATGGATGCTTTATTGCTCATCGTCTACTCCTATAGCGAAATATACAGTTATGATTATGGATACTATCCACATAATAGTTAAAAGTATGCTAAAAGTTAACATGGCTATCTACCCAACCATCTGCCTAATCGCCAATACCAATTATCGTGAATAGCGTAAGAATCAGCACAACTGTATGCCGATATAAAACCTGCACAGAAAATAGATACTGCCCTTTGAAAGTTTAACCACATCAATCGAATATTGCCTCAGCAAGAATAACTAAGCACCCTATAAAAGCAAAAAATGCAAAAGCTATAAAAGTTAAAGGCCATAAAAATCCTAGAGTTAGCCCTATAAGGATTTCTTTATCTTTTGTTTCTGGTCTATCTACTATAGCTAAAGCTAATGTTATTGCTATTGATAGAAATACCGCTAATGCAAAATAACTCATATTAAATCCTCAAAATAAGGGAAATGCTCTAAGATTATCTTCCAGCATTGATTTGCTACTTCTCTGTGCTCTTTCTGAGTCTCAGGGCCGCAGCGTAATTGACAGTAATGAATCCAAGAACGTAAAGTTCCGGCCATATACATAGTAGTTTGTGTTAAACCTTCTGGTAAAACAGCTCGCGCTTGTTCTTTAGCGATGCCCTTACTTAAAGCCCATGTATAGGCTTCAGTGCAAACATCTAAAACCCCATCTTGCATAGCAGCCCAGCCATCTATTAAATCAAGATCTTCTGTATCAATACTATTCTGACGATTGTCAGGATCTTGTAACCTGGCTTCCCTAATTAAAAATGATGTAGCTTCTGCATACCTTTGGCTAAATTCCTGGAATTTGAATGAGCCATGCCTTAAAATTTGACGCCCTATATCACGAGTCGTGTTAATTTCCAGGGTTAAACTCACCATCTCAAATGGTGACCAATGTTTATGCTCAATAAGATACTTCAGCAATTTAGCCGAAGTATTTTTATTGTTTTGATTTGACGGATTGCTGACTCTAGCAGCGTAGGCTACGAGTTCAGCCGCTGTCTCACACCCGGTGGAGGGATCTGGTTGTGTTATTCCTATTAGTTTTACACTACTCATTTTTTATGCTTCCCCATCAAGTGATCAGCAGTTTCTCTCAACCATTTTATTTCTTCAACCCGAGCCTGTTCATTAGCAGGCTCTCGAATTTTAGCACTGGGACGTATTCTAGCAGACCATAGTTCATCCATTAAATTTTGAGCTTCTTCAGGTTTAAGAAATAGCATCCAATCATTTTTAGTATCATATACTCTATCTTCTTTTTCAGCGAATTCTATTGGTTTGGCTAAATAAACCTTGCCATCTATTTTAGTTATAGCGGCTATTTGATAGGCCATTCGCATCATACTGTATTCTACATAGAATTCTTTATTAGAAATTATCATTTTTCTTCCAATTCAAAAACATATTATAGCAAATAAATAGAATCGAGTCAAGAAATATTTTCAACTTTCGTAGGTTCATTTGCTTCCACCTGATGCTTCATGATATATTCTATTCCAGATAGTCCATACAAAGCATATATTGTGTCAAAAAATACCAGCCCACTAATCTCGGCAAACTCCTCATCTGGAATTATTCCAGGTTCGGCACAACGATCAAAGAACTTTGCTAACCTTATATCTAAATCTTTCCATTTAATAGTTGTCTTTCTTGTAGGTCTTGGAGGCCCAGTCATATTTTATCCCCTGGCTATTTTTAGCCCGCCATCTAGTATAATAAATCTACAATTTAAAGGACGAGTATCAAAATGTAACTTTGATAATAATCTATCCTTTGCCTTCTCATTTAAATGATGTTCTGTCTCTATAACATAAGTTCTACCTGGTAATAGTTCCACAGGATTTATAGGTTCAAATGTCATATTTGGGGGTAATGTTAGTAGTTCCATAAGTTCCGGGCTAAAAAATTGTTCTAAAATTGACTTTGCTTCTTCTAATGTTTCTGGGGTAAAGACTTCGCTTAATATATCATTTAACTGTTTTATTGCAGCTTCTGCTGCTGCTTCTACCTCTTCGGGTGCCATGTCTTTTATAGTTTCTAGAGCTTTTACAAAATTATCCCAACTAAATACTTCTTCTGTTTTCATATATTTTCCAATCTTCTCATTAATCTTTCCGCCCGATTAGGGACTTGGCGGTACCATTTACTATTACGACCTTCTTTCGCAGCCTGGGCCCAATCTCCCAGATCTATAGCTTTATTCATATTTACAAATTTATTTAAACCTGCATATCCCAGATTGAATATCATATTAACTAATACTTCTTGTACTATATCAGGAAAGTGATTCCAATGTTCTCCATATAATCTTTGACAGTTATTTATGGCTGTTTTTACATCTTCGGCAAAACAGTCGTGCACCCGTTGATAGTCTACTGAGGCACCTACTGGGTAGGCCCACTCTGGGTCTGATACCTGGGAAACTAAATGTCCCACACCGAATGTCTTATACCCTAAATGATCTAGGTATATATGGTATATGACTCCCTCATCTTTTTTAAGATCTTCATGCAGTCTTGCTATATCCATTAATCATTCTGCACCTTTAATGCAGCCTTATACTGTTCCACCTTAATATGACAGGCTTCTACATCTTTTGCATATGCACGTGCAATGTCTTGGTTAGAGGATTTATCAGTTAAGCTATCTGTAGAAAATACTAAATCTGCTATAATAGGTAGATTCGGGCATTTTTCCATTATAATAGTAGGAACTTCCACAATTCTATCTTTATAAACAATTTGAGGTGCACAGCCTGCTAACAATAGTGCTAGAAATATTGCTCTCATTTTTGAATCCTCTCGAACATCCATTTGAATGTCTCTTCACAATTCGTAGGAATAGGGGTAACATCTATATCGCTATTTGCTAAATCAGCCTCTAGATCAGCTATTTCCTTATTTGCTTCTGTTATTTTATTTTTGTACTCTTCATTAAGCTTTTGTGTAGCAGCTAAATCGGTTTTCAACTTCTTTAAAGTTTCATCCATAGTTGCACGTTCTGAAATACAGAGTGTAATTGCTGCTTGAGACTTTCCTATATCCTCATGAAGATCCTGATTATTGTTATATAATACTATAGTAAATATCAGCCACCCAGAAAATAGTAGAGCTACTACTATATAAAGCCAGTATTTTCTCAATACTGGGACTGCTTTAGTTCCTAAACCTAGTAACGCTCCCCACATATTTTCTCCTTAATTCTGTGCCACGCTTTGGTAAGAAGGCCGTGGCTCACCTCCGAGTTGGTTATGCTGCTAGAGCAAAATCCATGGCGAAATCCTCATCATCGTCAAATGATGGGAAAGCGCTCTTCTCTGTAACTGTTGTATTGTCAGTTAAATTTAGTTTGCTTCTTTGGAATCGCTTTCGTAGTTCGATTCGCTCCACGGCTTTAGCATTGCCGATTCTCAGGTTAATCTACTTATCCCATGTCGAAGCCTGGTCAGCCCCATCAGAAGTGCATTGTGTTTGTTTGATATACAACTGGTACCAATCATATACCCGTTCGTCCTCAGTCCATCTCTGAGGTTTTCAATGCACTTGTGGTGGAGCTGGGCGGAATCGAACCGCCTTCCACAAGACTTTTAATTTTCCGTCAACGAATATGTTTATCTAGTAGTTGGGTGGTGATAGGCTTTTACTCCATTATCCCACTTAGCCAGCTTAAAGGACTACTAGATTTTATTTTACTTATAAAAACATACTCTGTCGCTATTTTTGCTACGCTGGTAATAGCCAAACCTTAAAGAGTATGCTTTTCAAACTTATATTACTTTTGTACTATTTTTAAAATACATTACTTTTGTACTATTCCTCGATCTCTATCAATCCATTTGCCGTTAGATTGTCTAGAGTACCGTGAATTCCTTGGCGCTTACCCAATTTCCAGCATTGATAACTGCTGAAACTCATGCAGATCAAGAAACTTATAATTATTGGTGTTATCAAATCTTTCTCCATTGAATGGGTTTTAGCCCGGTTTCCTCCACTAAATAATAAAATGTATTATTCATTTTTATATAAATATATTATACAGGACGCCGACATGAAAGTCAAGAACTGTTTTTAGCAATGTTAAAGTGAAAATGCCTGGCACTTGGGTAAAAAATAATTCTTGACAAATTCCTCAATTTGAAGTATAATAGTTATATGAAAAAATATACAGAAAAATCTTGGGAAGATTCGGAGAACTTTTTGCTCCGAGACTATTACTATGTTCTTAGTAAAGAAGAACTGTATAAAATTCTGCCAGGCCGTAAATTGCCTGAAATCATAAAACAAGTTGCTTATCTTACTAAATGTAATTGGAAATTTAAAAATAGGTAAACCCCAAATAAATCTTGACAGAATACGGTTTTTTTGATATAATAATATTCTGAAAAGAGACATTTTAAGTAAAAAATTAAACTTTCGGCTCTCGGGTCTGCTAGGTGTAGATGCCGCCCTGTCACGGCGGAGACAGACGGGTTCGAATCCCGTGGGAGTCGCCAAATTCGCTTCTTTAGCTCAATCGGGAGAGCGCTGCTCTTACAAAGCGGAGGCAGTTGGATCGTAACCAGCAAGAAGCACCAATTTAAGGAGATCAAAATGACATATTAATTAATGGAGAAATTATTATGGCTTTTGATAACCAACTAGGTCGCGGCAAAGATCGCCGTAGACCCTATTATGACTCAAGAAACTTCGATTCGTCTTGTCGCCACGGAGGTTCTTGTAATTATTGTAGAAATAGACGCACTTTTGCTAACAAAAGACGTGCGCCAATAGAAGAAGAATTTGCCCTTGTAGCTCAGTTGGTAGAGCAACTGCCTTGTAAGCAGTTTGTCCGGAGTTCGATTCTTCGCTGGGGCACCAAATTAAGGATAGAAAATGTTAAAAATAAAAATGTGTGGTACTTGTAAATACTGGAATATGGAAAACTATATATTAACTACTATTCCAGGCTTTAATACTGATTTTATGGGGGATCGCATAATATTACGTGAGTGTGTTAAAAGCTCTAAACTTTATCCCCCTTCGGATTATACTTGCCACAAATTTTATAAAAAGGAAATTGTATGACTGATGCATTGTACGCCCTTAGAGGGGGCATGGGTATAGGACATGTAACCCCGCGAGACTGGTATAACTTGTCTAATAGAATAAGAAAAGTAGAAGCAATAGTAGACAAAATAAGACACGCCTGTGACCCTGGATTATATGTACCCGAACTGTTAGAACTGTTCGACTCTGATACAGGCGATTTAAAATAAATTACGCAACTTTAGCAAATGTGGTCATTGCACTGGTCTGAAGAACCAGCCAACTAGGTTCGATCCCTAGAGGTTGCACCAATAACAGCAACGCCTCGATAGCTCAGCAGGACAGAGCACGAGCCTTCTAAGCTTGGGGTCGGGAGTTCGAGTCTCTCTCGGGGTGCCAATTTAAGGAAATTATGAAAACAGTAACAGGCGTATTAATGTTTATAACAGGTGAAAATGTATTTTGGTTCGAAGATGAACAAAATAACTATACCAAAGTAACATTTGTTAACCCAGAAACCTCTGTTCCTCTAAATACTAAGATTCATCTTAGTGTAGATGAACAAGCGGGTAGGTATATAGTTCCTGATTTACCTGCACCCTATAAAAAGGTTGATCTCTATGCGTAAAGTACATCTAGCAATATTTAGGCAGGTTCCTTTTGGAACTTCAGATCAAGATAAACTTGAAGCCTTAAAAAAAGAAATAGAAAGGGCTGCTGAAGTACAGAAGTATTGGAGAAATTACTGCCGAAATGTTTGGGATGTACAAGTTCGTGCATATGTAATGGAAGGTGAGGAGAATACCCATCCTCCATATTATGCTAAAGGTGATATGCGTAATTATATGCAGACCCATGATATGGGTGGGTTTGTGCCTAATTACTTCATGGTACATGGAGGTACCTCACAAACTCTTTGTGGCCAAGCCACCTTAGGTGGTAATTATGCAGTATGTTATTTAAACTACTCCTGCAATGTAAAAACTGCTATACATGAATTTGGTCATAATCTTGGGTTGCACCATGCAGGCACTTGGGATAATGGTGAATGGACTGAATATGGGGATCATACTAATGTTATGTCCTCAGTTACAGTTGCTAGAGGTTTATCTAGTCCTCATTTGGTATCTCTGAACGTAGAAAGTGATAGAGAGATTTTAGTAGTTGAGACTAGCCAACAAGTATTTGCTGTGCCTATCGAGATGCCAGGAATCGGTATGCACCCGAAGGAGTGGCAGCATATTATTGTTAGAAAAGTAGGTTATAATGATGTTCACTTAACGCTAAGAAAGAGCCAAGGTACTTTATATCCCGCGGGCATACCGACTACTGATCCTAGTATATTATATATCCAAGAGAGAACACAAGATAATCATTCTGCAAGATATATACCTGACATGAAGGTAGGAATGATTCAAAAGTTATTTAACAATGTTGTTGTCGAATATAAAGACTATAAAAATGAAACGGCAAAGATCAACATTCTATTTGATTTAAATGATGTTATTGTAGATAGTCCTATTTTAATTGGGTTTCCTGATAAGATACCTGGAGTATTTCTTGAATATGGGCATAGTGGTTTCTGGCATAATAATTATTACAATGGCCAGGGATTATTCATTAAAGCCATAAAAGATATGTATGGGATTGATAGGCTGATAGGTTATTGGTATACTTTCAATGAGAGAGAAAGATCTAGAAGATTTTATATGTTTAATACTCAAATGAGTGACGCTATAGAAGAATTTGATCTTATTACTATGGTAGAGGGGGATTGGAATGATCCTACTAAAGCCAAAGAACTTCTAGTTGGTCGAGGGCAGTTATATTTCTATGACCAAGAAAGAGGTGTATTTAATTTCAACTTGCCTGGAGCCCAGGGTCGTGGTGGTTTTGAAATCACGAGGACGGCGCCGGCTCTCGCCAATCCATTAGATGGGGCTTGGGAGAGCACGGGCAGAACTGGTGAAGGTATAACCTGTCAGTTTATTGATAAAATGGTTATGCCAGATGGTTCTATAGTAGACTTTTTTACATCTATTATGTACTCACATGGGCCCAGACCATATAATTTTACTCATGGAGTTATACAGACTCAAAGATGGTACGTTATAAATGGCATCAAGCAAGAAGATGGCAACTATGTAGTCACTTTCTTAGAGGCAAAAACAGGTGAATGGTTAGATCCTGATGACGTTGGCTTAGTTCAAGTAGGTGATGGAATTTTAAAAGTGGGTGATACATTATCCCTGGCATTTAATATTAATGCACAGATGGTTTCTGGGTCTTATTCAATAAGTTTACATAAGATCATCTAAAAATAAATCTTGACAATTTGCTATAAATTCTGTTATAATATATTTGAAAATTAGAAGTATAAAAATAAAATTATGGCTAGGTGGTGGAGTGGCATACACATGGGACTTAAAATCCCACGCCCGAAGGGGATCGAGAGTTCGAATCTCTCTCTAGCTACCAAACAAACAATGCCCCGTTGGTGGAACGGCAGACACGCTGCGCTTAGGACGCAGTTCTTCGGAGTGCAGGTTCGAATCCTGTGCGGGGTACCAATTTAAAACTTAGAACTCCTTGCTACATACACGGCACGAGACGTCTCCAAGGGTGGAATAGTAGGGGTGTGTCACCACACGGGAGTTCTATTAAGTGTCCGAAACATTTAACTGGATGATGCTCAGCCTTCCACGCTGATTAACAGAGTTCGATTCTCTGCGGATGCTCCAAATTTTAGGGAGGTGGCCAAGTGGTAAGGCAAGAGCCTTTGACGCTCTGTACCGTAGGTTCGAATCCTACTCTCCCTGCCAAAAGATTATTAAGTGTTCGGCTTTAAAATAAGTCCTAATAAGGAGAGAGCCATGAGACATTTAATACCGACCATAGCTAATGTTTTAGTAGCTTGTGCATACGTACTCGCTATTTTACCATTACTATAAAAGAGGCTGGTCACCTCATTGCCCTTGCCTCTGGACAGGTACCAGCCCTACGAAGGCTAGAATGGGAGTTCGAATCTCTCTGAGGGCACCAAATTCAAGTAGTTTGGAACAGATGAAAAGAGTGTATTTCTCCCAGCCAGGCTGGAATGCTAAAGCACTAAGTAACGAATCAAACTACTTTACGCTGGTGATGCTAATCTGGATAAGCGCTTCCTTGGTAAGGAAGAGACAGGTGGTTCGAACCCACCCTTCAGCACCAAAACAATGGCGTGAAAATATCCCACAATAAGAGCGATCGCAGGGATGGCCTGTTCGTAAGGCAGGTGGTCTTAGACCTAAAGTAGCGCCACCAATTTAACGGGGAAGTGTCAGAATGGCTATGTAGTCGGCTGCAACCCTTCTTATGCAGGTTCGAGTCCTGTCTTCCCCTCCAAATTATAGCCCCGTAGCTCAATGGTAGAGCAGAGTCTCGATAAGGCTTTGGTTATTGGTTCGAGTCCATTCGGGGCTACCAAATATTGCTAGATAGTTCAGTTGGTCAGAACAGCATCCTCATACGGTGAATGTCAGTGGTTCGAATCCACTTCTAGCAACCAGGACTTTGTCCAAGCAGGAGAAATTTATGACACGTTTAAAAGCTATTGGCTTATTTTTACTAGCACCATTTATTGGTTTAGCATATGTATTTGTATTGCCGTGGTATTGTGTTTATCAAGCTATTAGCTGTGGTATAGAGCGTTCAGCTATAGAAGCAGCAGATATAATGAAGGTAACAGAAGAAGCATTATGCAAGTAATTGTAAGGAATGATAACGTAAATAAAGCACTGTCTATTCTTAGAAAGAAATGTGATGGGGTAATTCAGGAAGTTCGTGAAAGACAAACTTATGAAAAGCCCACTACTAAAAGGAATAGAAAGAAGAGATTAGCTATTTCTAGAGAGCGTAAACGTCAGGCTCTAGATAGTGTTCCATCAGTACATAGAAAGTATTAATGGAGCTAAGGAGAAAACATGGAATTTTGTTCAGCATGTACTGAAGGAACTTTAGTTCCTAAAGTTGGAATTAATACCTTTGAATATAAAGAAGGGGAATATGGGGTAGCTTACCATTTCTCGGAGTGTAGTGCTTGTGGTGCTTTAATAGCAGATGCACAACAGACACGCCTAAACAAACGTCTGATAAGAGCCTTAAAAGAGGAAATTGATAGTAACATTGGGGTTATTGGTATAGCACCAGAATATGTAATTATAGATGATTTAGATGTGGACTATGAAGTAGATTTTGAAATTAAAGAAATGGATAGTGAAGCAGCTGGGATGGCCGGCGACTGGTCTTGAAAATCAGGTCTTGCAGAAATGTGGGTGGGGTTCGAGCCCTCCGCTATCCGCCAATCATTAAGTGGTTACAGATGGTCAAGTTAACGTTTAATGTACTGTCTACCTATTCCGACAGTCCCACTTAAGACAAATACAGACGCGGGGTTGTAAGCTGTATTAGTCCGAATGACCCCGCACTGAACAATATAGGTCATTAGCATAGGGGCAGTGCAGCGGTCTCCAAAATCGCCGACGTAGGTTCGAATCCTACATGATCTGCCAATTATCCGTATAGTAGTTCGGTGGAAGAACAGGGGGCCCGCGGCCTCCGCGTCGTAGGTTCGAATCCTACCTATACGGCCCAGTTTTTAGGAGAATAGCGTGGTAGAACACGTTTGTGGTTTGATGGGTTTTAATGGTATGCGGGGTGATAAATGCCCTGCGTGCGAAACGAGGTTCAAGAAGAAAATGAAGTGTGAGCATTACTGGGTAGAGGATTTCTCTATCGGCCCCATCACTGAAAGATGGTTTAGATGTATATTTTGTGGAGTTACGAAAAAGGTATGAAAGCTACTTTACTAGCGGGGCTACTAGCTATTAGCCCAGGCGCCTTCGCACTAGATTCCTGCATGGCAGGCAACTGGTACGATCCTACCCGAGAGGATGGAATAGGTTTAGATATATCTTTCACCAATAAAAATACAATAGGTTTAGCTCATTTTTATACTTGGGCTGGTACAGAACGTATGACTTTTGTATTTCTAGGAAATAATGTTTGGCAGGATGTACTTTATTTTGATACATACCAAACAATACGTTCAGAGAATGGAACTGTAGAAACACTAGAAAATGGTCGTGGTTCTATAGTTGCACTAGATAATGATACCATTAAGCTTGAGTACATTTTTGTACATGATCACACAAATATTGGCAGTATGCCACACTGGTGTTTGAAAGGTTGGTGTTCACTAGATGTTGTTTATACACGCCTTACTCAACCTGTGGAGTGTGATGAATGAAATTACGCACAGCCATTTTAACGGGTAAGTTCTGTGGTTTAAATACCGTAGATGAATGTGTTTTTAATGCAGAACTGCATTATTTTCCTTGTATCCCTTACTATGAACTAGATCGGGAAGCAGCAGAATTGTATCAAGAGTATAAAGCCTATATGGATGGTACTCTGATTCTTGACTGGGATGAGATTAATACTCAGGTTAAAAAAGAACAAGATGCGTATGAAGCCTATTGTGAGGCTCAAGAGAATAAGCAATATAATGATGTTATTGCAGTAGATTTTGGACATTGAAGCTATGTGGATAGGAATTGGAATTATAGTTTTACTAGGTGTTATCTACTGGATTTTAAGATTGATAGCAACTGGATGGAAGGAATAATGGAAAGTGAATCAGCCAGGGGCTGGGTCCGCCTGCTAAGCGAGAAGACTTGGGTAACTAGGTTGAGTTTCGAGTACTCCGCTTTCCGCCAACAAACAATGGGGAATTAAGCTAATTGATAAACTGACACCTTTGCACGGTGTTCTTCGGGGTTTGAATCCCCGATTCTCCACCAATTTAAGGATAGACAATGAAATATAGAATTTATGCTAGTGGAACTATCATCAATGAAGATGATTTTGCCGAGTGGGATAACAGCTTGCCTTTATATGATGACTACTCAGAACATGATGTGAATGATGAAATTGAGGCTCACATCCTTGAGGAATCCAAAGAAAAATACAAAAAGTTAGAAAAGAAACTTGATATATTAGAAAGCAAATTTTATGATCTAGAGGAAGAAAACGAAGATCTTGAAACAGTACTTGAAAAGATTCGAAACACAATTAAAGGATATTAAAAAAGCCCCGAAAGGGGCTTTTTTATTTCTTTATATGTCAGGAAAACATTATTATTTTGCCCATTTGGTGGGCCGGCGCAGCAAAAAGGACAAAAAGTCCTTTTTGCTTGGTTAGGTTGAGTAAGTTAATGATACTACCGGTTGTGGTGTATATACAGACGTAGTTGCTATTTTTTTAGCCTGATATACAACCCAAGGAAACCAAGCATAAGCCCCCTCTTTTACAAATAAGTCAACATGAGTAAGTACCTCTTGTTCTGAGTAAAATAAACCCACTAACTCTTCATTTTGATTTATTACAATATACATTACATCTCCCTCACTTTAATAACTTGCTCTACATCTATACAAGCTACAGCTTGGTAGATTGTAAGTGGAAAACACTCCTTTTCAATCTCATCATCTTCTATAGACCTTTTGATTTCCGCGTGTATCTCTTCTTTCGAATCAAAAGCCCACCTATTTAAATACATATCGTCACCATCTGCGTTTTTTACAATATACATTATTCATCTCCTCTAAAATTTATCACACCATCCCTATACTTTGTAAAAGCTAGTAAGCCACTATCCACACCTACCGCATTTAATATACCACTAAGATTCATCGTTTCATTAGCCCAGGTTACCGCAACTTTAAACTTAGCATTTGGATAAAACTGCTTATCTTTTGCTACGTCTCTAGCCATTCTGTCAAAGTCATGTGTTGCATATCTTAGACCACCCTGGTATTGATTGTGTACATTTGTTTCATCTACATAGCCAGGATTTTGAATTTCATTATCAAGAGGTCCAACACCATGCCTAGTAAGATATGAACGTGTTACATAGTATACAGTAGTATCGCAATCGAATCCCTCTAAAAGCTTAGCTACATTCTCGAGACCTGTGCTAGACCTGGTAACATGAGGAAAATCTTCACTGTACTGATCTAAGCGCAATCCTTGTGCACCCTCAAAAACCAAGTGATCGAACCACTCCATGGCTTCTACATCTCGTTTAACAATTACTGTTTTCAGAAATAAGGCACAATCATCAAGAAATCTCTGTTCTGCACCATCTAGGAATTCTTTAGTGATGTCGGGGCGTATGGCATTTAATCCACGCATTAAGGGATAAAAATAGTCTCTGCGTATAATAGATAGCATATTCTGCACAAACAAAGGATTCTTTAAATCCTTCACTCTTATACTAAACCCTATTTCGTTACGTTTAATAGTTTCTGCAAACCCTATACCACAACTTCCGTTTTTAGTGTGTTTTTCCCTGGCACGATTAATCATAACATCATATGGGGTAGTAACAATGCATTCTGGGTCTACATATATGTTCAGACGTCCAAATTCCGTACGTTCCAGCATATACAATACGGGATTTACTACAAAGAACCGCGATAGTATAGTCGCGGCTCCTTGCAGAGATCCAGAACCGATGTGATGAAAAACATGACGTTGTGTTGGTGTGTTAACAGTATGCCCAGCCTGAGCACCACCATTAAAACGGACTACCGCGATTTCATCAGGCACTTCGCCTCTACTAACTAGATAGTCAGTAGTGAGTCCTTTACCCTCGTCCCCGTAGTTCAACCCAATCACAACGTCAATTTTCTTCATTTTACAGTCCTAATGCATATTTTACTGACTCTTTCGCTTTCTTATCTTGCCATGAGTCAATTACTGTTTGCGGGTCTGCACCCTCATTTACCCGAATGACGGATAAAATTACTTCAGAAATGCACTTATAGTTGTCGAGTAAGATCGCTCGTTTACCTAACAGTTTCTTCCAACCACTTACAGTCTTATCTCTAGCATAACCCATGTGGTTGCCTTGTTCAACAATAACATGGAATACTTCGAACTTTTCTTGTGCCGCAGCCAAAGCATCTTCACGCTCTAACTTCTGTCCAATCTTCATACCAGTCATCTTCTCTATTACTTTTGAACTAGAGATACGTGGTACCTCTTCGTCACCGATAGTAAACAGATAACCTTTCTTTCCGCGCTTATCAAAACAATCTATCTTAGTCTTGCGTGCTGCAAACAACCAGGCCAAGTCGTAAGACTCGAAGTCATTTCCCCCACCGCCACCTTCTAGCCAAATATCAACTATCTGGTCTGAGATACGATTGTCAGCCTCAAATTGTGTAACTTGAAGTGGTGCTTCATCTACGTTAATATCGCCGATACCCATCATCATAATATGTGGGTCACTAACTGGTTTAGTATCTAAGATACCTTGCACTAGAGTGCCGAGACCTTTCTTAGCGATATGTTCCGCTATAAATCCCATGCTACCAGTTACGTCGAGTGCAAAAATAAGGGCGGTAGATTCTGGACTATCTTCAGAATCAAGTGACTCTCGGACTTCGACGAGTCTTGGGTCGAATTCTTTCGAAACGTCCCTCTTTTGGAACACCTGCTCCCTACTTTGTACACTACGTACTGCGGATTGCACTGAATATGCAGACGAATTCCATGAGCCATAACCCATAAATTACTCCCTATTAGTCAAAAAACCCACCAGAACCTTTTCCACCCATTAGTGACATCATCATCATCATCTGCATCATGTTGCCACCACCAAGAGCGTCTGCACCTTTACCATCAGTACCTAACTGGCTAAACAGCATCAGAGGCATTAATTTTTCAAGGTTAACATTATCGCCCCCCATTGCAAGCATTGGAAGCAACATACCTTGCATACCAGTAAGACCATTAGCCCCACCTGGCAGCATAGTCATTAGACTACGAACTACCATGATACCGCTGTCAAAACCAAGCATACTCACTTTTGGAGGAGTCCAGGTTGTTGCTGTGCCTGATGGAGTCATCAGTTTGAAACGCTTTACGTTATCTGCTTCACCAAGGGCTTCAACCACCCAGCCTTTCACACTATTGCCCTGATAGATGATATCACCAATGGCAACTGACGCCAGGGGCGTATTCTGTGCAAATGCTGGAATTGCCATACCAAATTCATCAAACAAGTTGATTACTAACTGAGCATTATCTCCAGTTCCTTCAATGGTTGTAATACCTTCAGGGGTCTTTACACCCACACGACCTGTAAACAGATCCCACACCAAACCGTCAACCTTACGGAAGAAACGGTTCATCATTCGATCACCTAAATTTCCAAAACCTTTCATTTCTTTCATATCCTTTTCCTTTTTAACTGAGGGGATAGCATTGCCATATTCATCAAATAAATCTCGGCTTGCTACACCTATTTTCGTCCCAAATTTCTTACCTACAGCTGTAGGCTGTCTATAAATATCCATAATGTTCTTTGTTGCAATTGATGGAGGTGTACTAGAGTGTATAGATGTACACTCTACAATACAGATGCCAGAATACTGTGCATCCACTACTAACATATCACCTCGTTTCACGTCTTGAAACTTGCATAGATAACTATATTCCTTATAGTCATCTGGTTTAAATTTTACTTTTACCCATCTAATCATCGTAATTCCTAAATTCAGCACCATTCTTGCAAATTACAATTAGAGTATCTATTCCAATAGCTAGTTTCTCTACCCCATTGTTATTAGCACACACTTTAATAGCATATTCAAGTCCTTTATTATCAACATTTACTAGAGTATCGCTAATAACTACTAAAAGTATTGCTAAAATAAATCCCACACCTGACCCAATTAAAAAGTTGCCCATTATTCACTACCCCACATTCCTACTGTCATAACGAAAGCTGTAATACTTGCAGCTGTCGCACTATTAAATATAGCCATGATTACTGCTCCGACAGCAATCCCTAGAATCAGTGAAACTACCAATTCTAAACTTCTTGTTTTAGACATCCACATCATTTTCACGAGCAATGAACATTGCTTCCTCCGCAGTAGTACATAAAATTCCAAAGGCAACTACAGCTGAAAGACTCCATTGTTTTCCATCCCACTTTGCAGAGGATGGAAAAACTCCTTCTTCAATCTCCCAACATAGTAACACAGGATACCAACCTGGTACTAGAGGTGTGCCATATTCCCAGATCATTTCTTAAGACGTGGTGAAGTTGGGTGTCTTTTAGCACGGTGAGTGCCGTGAGACACGATCTTTCCGCCGCGAACGCGCAGCCATTCTGTAATGTTTCTATCTTTGTAAATTGGTGTTTTCATGTTAATCCTGCTAATTTATTTAATGTGTTTACAATTCGTTTTGCCATTGCTGGGAATAAGCTTTGTGTAGCCGCACCTGCTGCCACCTTTTCAAGCCATTCTAAGTCTGCATCATCCAATATTGGTAGACACTCTTTTTTAAGTATTTCACTTAAGGTTGGTTTGCCATTCAAGGGGAAGTCAGGGTTCTTCATTTCGAAGTCCATTCCAAGGTTATTTGAACAGGCATAGCATATCAATACTGAACCACCATCCCTGTATTTAGAATACATATCACATTTGCACTTTGGGCACTTCATACTTCCTCCACATCATGGATATAAGATATTATATTTTCTATGGTTGAGGTATTAACTATAACATCTTTCTTTAAGTCAATCCACTTCATAAAATCTTCAGCTGCGGTATCCTCGTTGTCAGCAGTCATTTCTACTTCTATATCTGCTCTTAAATAATATTTCATTCTTCTATCCTCGATAACATAACTGTTGTATGGTCAATAACTTTGCCATTTTTACCTGATACAGCTATTTGTAGTTCATCACCATATTCGTGATATTGGACTGTAATTTGTACCGGATCTTTTCCATATTTGGGCATAGCTGCAAATTTAAGCTCATCACCCTCTTCTATGCATAGTTCTATAATCATTTGACGTACAAAACTCCATTATCACATTCATATATTGCTACTTTGCGAGCTACTATAACAGTTTTAGCCTCAGAGATCAGTTTACAATTATGTTCAGTTTTGTACTCATCCCAAACATTGTTATTAAGGAAAAGGGCAAATACTGCTATGATTAGAATAAACCCCACAAGTATCATCAGAATATCTGAAAACTCTGTTGATGTTTTTTTACCGGACATAAATTACTCCATTTTTGCACTCATATACTCTTTTGTTTTCGACTATGAGCTGCCCTACAAGGGGTCTACAATCATTTTCGGTTTTGTACTCTTTCCATAGAAAGTAATTTACTAGACCCTGAATACTCCAGATTGCTAGACAAAATGCTGCAATAAAAGCTAACGCATCATTACTCATGGTGTACTCCTATTATGATAATCTTCAAAACTTGTAGTGCGGGTAGCCATGTATGCTATGATTTCCGCCTCACGCCAGGGACGTAGTACGTCTCCTGTGAATGCTGCCATATCTTTGCTATCTACTCCAACATCCACAGACTTGCCAAGGGAAGGCAGGCTTCCGTGCGAATGTCCGTAGAGATGGAATGTACCATAGTGGGACCGATTCCACACTCTTTGCGCGTAGTGGTTCATCACATAGAAGTTCCCATTGATTTTGACTTCTAGATACCCTGGCCTATGCACCTCTTTCAGAGCACCCGAGGCGAGGAGATTGTGGCAAAAAGTTGCATTAAATCCCTTGTCGTGATTTCCAGTAAGCAGGATTTTATTTCCATTTAGCCTGGTTAGAATCCATAGGATTTGATCTTGTGGGAGGAATCCAAAATCCCCCAGCATATATACTGTGTCGCCCACACCAACCACACGGTTGTGGTTGGTGATTAGGCCTTCGTTCATCTCTTCTACATTAGCCCAACCACGGTTTGGCTGATATTTCAGAATATTAGCGTGACCATAATGTTGGTCTGATGTGAAAAAATTCATTACTTTTCTACTGCCTTTTCCAATTCATTAAAACTATAAAATTTCTTAAGAAGTTTGAGTGCTTCCGGCTTCGAATGTTCTAACCATCTCTTTAACAAATCAAATGCCTCTTTCACCGTCTTTTCTCCATCATAATCTAAGGAAACATTATCTAGAAATGAATAGTCTAATTTAACGTTTCCCTCGGAGTACTTCCATTCTCTAGCTATACGCCACATTAGCCCAATACCTGGGCGGTATGCTATTACATAGGTACCGTTAGTTAATTGGTACAAACGAAACTTCTCGAACATATCAACTCTCCGAAACCATTTTCTCTGCTATAGTTTCAAGAGTATCGTACATTTCTCCAGCAATCTTTAATGCTGGTTCGCTAAGTTCTGCGATCTTAGAATCGTATAAAAGTTCCAGCATATCAACAACAGCCGTACCTAAAATATTCAGCTTGGCCTCTAAAAAATCAGTCTTTTTCATGAATTAAACTCCTCATATGCACCATAGAATGCAAAACGCTCTTGACGATTGTATTTGCCACAAAACTCTTTGTAAGCACGCTTGAATGCAATCGCAGTACCTACTGACTTGTCGAATTGATCATATGCAGAGCAATATGCTACACCCTGGAACTGATCTAGTTCTCCATTTTCATCGGTCTCTGGGTCTGTAATAGTAAAAATTGAAGCACCACGAATAGGGACAAAGCTATCATCCTCGAAATCTGCCTCGTGGTAACTTTCACACTCAAAGCCATGAAACTCCAGTACATCAATAACGTACTGAATTTCAGGTAACTTTTTTGAAACTCTCATTCTGCTTCCTCTTTATCAAACGGTTCTAATTTTCCACAATGTATGCACTTCAAAAAAGTCATACCATCAATTACTTCTCCTACATAATCATGTAGGGAAAACCAACAAAATATTTTATACCAGTTCATTTTACACCTGCAAGTTGCTTGTTAAGATAATAAATATGCTGTTCTTTTTTATCTAGTGTTTCTTTCAATTCTTTAATCCTTAGATGAGCCTGCACAAGTTCGTCACATTTAGTATCTATCAGCGTATTCCGCCTAGCAATTACTGCGATCTGATTTTCCTTCAGCCATTCCAGCTTTCTCACTGTACCAGCTAGAACACGATTTGCTTCGACTAGTTTTGCGTTGCCCTCACAAACTGCACCATGTTTATTTAACAAACCTTCTTTTTCTACTCTAATCTTCTCAAGTTCATAGGTGAGCCACTTATTGGCTTCATACCAATTTTCACAATCCTTCTTCAGTACAGCAATTTCCTCTATCAGTTCAAAGTTGGACGCCTTCACACCACTATTCTCATTTACCAGTTTGCGATTGAGGTTGATATTGGAGTCAATTAGCTCCTCGATTTCCTCCGCTTGGAAATCTAGACACGCGTTCAATACTTCCATGTAATCTTTACGATCTTCAAGTTTGTCTAGAACTTTGTAAATGGCATTAGTTATGTACTCTGCCCCGTTAAACTCTGCTGCTAGGTGCTCTAGCACACATACTGCTTCTTTTAATTTCATATTTGCTTTTTCCTGTTGATATTTCGATTAGTATATATTATAACAAAAATTGAGTTGGATGTCAAGGTTTTTTTGATGCAAAGGTCCACCCGCATTTTCTAAGCCTGGCCACTTGATTGCGTATCTGTTCAGCGGTAGCATTAACAAGTACCTCTAATTCTGATATTGGTATCAAATTGTAATGCTTTTTTAATAAGTCTTGTTCTGCTCTAGTCCACTTCTTACTCAATGCACACCTCCGATACCCTAGAAAAAAAGTTGTTGACAGTAGTTAAAAAATGTGATATAATAAATCATAAATATGAAAGAGTTACAACAGTTTGCATGAACCCGAATAAATTTAATATAAGCCGAAAAGTGGATCACGCGATTCTTTCTTAATCACGTTCTTTTTTTTACTGCACCCCCCGGAACGTAAGTGGAGGGGGTGTAAGAAAAATAACGCGCTTGTGAATGGATTAGCGTGTGATCCACTAACACATTCACAATCGTATCTCAAGATATGTTGAGATTTGGAAAAAATCAATACCAAAGTCATTCAAAAACCCCGCTGCAACTCTGTTATAATCGTTTCGATTAGTATTAAGCAACAACAAGCATTATACCCGAAACGAATTGTAAAAATTATAAAAACTTCTGGCTAATATCTCGTATTGTGCAATCGCATAAAAACGCGATTTATTTCATGCGTTATTTTATGTTGTTCTGATTCTCTATTAAAAAAGGCATTACTTTTGCACTTATTTATTACTTTTGTACTTGTTCTAAATTTCAACCTTTTCCAGCGATTTGATACCCGACAGTAGCATCTGTAGTATATTTTTAGGGGCTTTCTCTAGACCTGTAAGTGGGTCTAGCCCTAGTTCGCTTGATATTTGATGAGTAAGTTCCAGTTTAGTTATAGGAGTTTCGCCTCTTTTAGTAAGATAATTTACTCTACGATACACTCCTTGTTTAGAAAGCTTACCAATTATTGATCGTTTTGGCTTTTTTAACTCTAAAGATAAGCGGTCTATACAATTCGCATCTAGTAAATACTGGTCTTTTATATACTCGCTCTCTTCTACTGTATAAGACATACTTTAAACTCCTCCCCATCTATAGCAATAGGTAGATTGTTTGGAATAGCTTCTACCCCGAAGCGATCTACAAACTCACTTATTGCTGCATTAGCTTTTTCCGCATTAGCAATTAGTTCTTTTCTTAGGAGAACTAATTGCTTTTCAGTTTTAAGAACAAATGCGGCTTGCTTTTCTACTGTTAAAACTAACTTAGTTAGCTTATCCTTTTCGACTTTATGGTCTTTGGCTGGTAAATAAACTACATTAGACATTGAAGAGTTCCTCCACTGATAAAAGTGTCAGATATCCATCCTTAAACACTGCCCCCGTATCAATGTAAACCATATTACCTAGGTTTAGTACTTCACTAACAGGAGTATGTCCCACAACAACTAGATCAATATTAGCGATTGGTGGATCAATATACCCGTTCTTAGCACCAAAAATCCTAGAACGACTCCAAGTATGTAATTCTTTAAACTCTTCCGAGTTGTCATTCCAGTCATCACAAGGTTCAGCATGAATAACTCCGACTGTTCCATATGGAGTCTCGATAGTTAAAAACAGTGGCATAGTACTTACCAGCTTTTTCAGTTCATCAAGTGCTATAGGTTCAATACTGTTAATCCATTCACCACCATTAATCATCCAAACATAGTAGGAATGACTGCCTAACATTAGTTCTTCGTGGTTTCCACGTACTGCATGAAACCAGGGTTTGTTTAACAACTGTAGACATTCAACAGACTGTGTACCACGGTCAATCAAATCACCTACAGAGAACACTCTGTCTTTTTCAAAGTCAAAGTCTACCCTAGTTAATGCGCTCATAAAAGCGTCATAACACCCGTGGAGATCTCCCACAAAAAAGTCGCGACCATCTTTATTTAATTCAAATTTCATTTATTTAATACTCCTTCTCCGCTTGCAACGCGACTTGAGTTGCAAGTCCTCTACAGGCTCTCCGCTTGCAACGCGACTTGAGACAAGGTGGCTGGTTTTTTCTGAACCGGCATCCGGCGCAGATTAAAAATTGGTAGCCCGAGGGGGATTCTAACCCACGATCGAACGATTATGAGTCGTTTGCTTTAGAACGCTAAGCTATCGGGCTAAATTATGACTAGACGTATTCCTCTTCTTCCTCAGGAACATAAGGCTCAAACTTACCCCCATCGTAGATACTTTCTAGCTCTGCTTCAGTAATATTATAGGGTTCTAACACATCAACGGGGTTTGACCATCTATTACCATCAGCCAGGCAGATAAGACCCACTTTGTAGCTATCAACCTGGGCTAGCAAATAACCATCCTTCCCGTACCCAACAAAAAGTTGCCCAATACTATACATTATACTTCTCCATACGTGCAAAATCATCTTCAAAGGAACCCCCACCACAGCGCTCATCATCGTGAACCTCAGGGTTGTAATCTTCATAGTGAAAATCAAGCCAGTCTGATTGCCAGCCATCATCGTTTTCTTCCTCGTCATCTTCATAACTAAAATAGTGACCAAAGGATTCAGCGTGCTGACAAGCCATTTCAAAGCAGATTTCATGAATTTCATCATCAGTAGCATCATCAGCTACTTGAAAAGCATCAACACCGTGTTCTCCACAGAGGCCGGTGTTGATAAAAACAATTAAATTACGCATTTTTTACCTCAAATGTATTAAAGTTGGATCGTCACGATAAGGAGCGAAATCATCAACCCAAGATCCTCCATCTGGACGAAGTTCATCATGGATTAAAGGTTCATAATCATTAAAGAAGTAACCAATTTCACTATAATTAACTTCAGGCCCAAAAGATTCAGCATGATCGATAGCCATCCGAAGGCAGGTACGATCTATTAGTTCATGTGGGCAAGAATCAGATACTACCAGTATATCAAAACCCTCTTCTCCGTAATACCCAGTATACATTGATACGATTAATTCGCGCATTTCAGTTTCCTTAGTTAAAATTTGGTGGGCTGCCCAGGGATCGAACCTGATACCGTTTGGTTAAGAGCCAACTGCTCTACCGAGTGAGCTACCAGCCCGTGTTTGGTCAGCCACGCTGGGAATTGAACCCAACAGATAATACAGTGATCACCCCTATATATTATCCGCCCAAGTGCCACACAGCCAGAGTGGTGATACTCCTTTTGGGACGCGGCCATTTCTTATTAAGATAGTCTGATATTTGTAGTTCCTATCGTCCAAGCAGAGATATGATCCTACCCCAGGCCATGAGGCAGTTCATAGATACTTCTAGAGGATCTTTTATGCTACTGTCCCAAACTGTACACATCTGGGCAATCGACCCTATATATGACGATCAAACTATCTTAATAAAAAATGGTAGGTCGTGAGGGGATCGAACCCCCATAGACTGGTTAAAAGCCAGATATTCTACCGTTGAATTAACGACCCATTAAACTAGATGAGACCCATTACTGGTCTACGTCCAGTACCGCTTTAGACTTCCATCGGCTATTCTGGGGTCTCATCTAAAAAAGTGAGAGGCTCATCTCGACAATCCACCTCTCTGCCGATTGTTAGGCATTTTAGGTACTGTGACTAGGACTCGAACCTCGAACTATGGGGGCGTCAGATCATCCCTATAGTTGGCTCTTCTTGGCACCCGCCTTCCGGTCTGACCCGGTAAGAACCCCACAGTATTGTTCTAAATGAAACTGGATGTCCAGTAGTGCACTATGCTTGTGTTAAGCACTAACAAACATCCAGTCTCGTGTTCTATACTATCAAAATCTCTGTATAATCTGGATACAGAGGAAGATGTGCAACAGCTTGATTCCAAGTAGGATAAACAGCCATTGCCTTGTCCTCAACCATAATTATGTATTCTTTCTTATATGGTCTGTTAGGAATTTCAAGACCTGTGATTTCATCAGTCTTGAACATAGGTATAACCTTTCCCATAATCTTCTCTCCTGTTGGTTAAATTTCCAGAATGTATATTATAGTTCATTTTAGCACTGGAAGTCAAGAATTAAATACACCCTCTACTGCTCTTGGCTTCGCTTTCCTAGATACCGAGCGGGTATCGTCTAGTTTGATCTTACCGTAGAGGGTGTGTAAATAAGTGAGAGGAGTCTCAGCATTCCTTCCAGTTATTGCAAAATCGCTGGGGTGATATACCCTATCCCTCCTCCCGCCGATAGGTAGGCGTTTGTGTGGGGTGAGGTGGGGAATCGAACCCCTTAGCCAGGGTCACAGCCCAACTTGTTCCCAGAACTACCTCAACATTATACTTCAATAACTAGATCATCCGTAAAATTCGGATTGCTGTCTGACCCTGCATAACCTCTTGGATTACAAAAGATTTCAGTTCCAGCGTGCGTGATGTGAACTGTATCATGCATATGACCATGAAACCACATATCAATATTGTACTTCTCAATTAGCCAATCAAGATTGGCAGCAAAGCACTTTGTAAGAAAGTGTCCAACCCAGCGCGGGCGTACACAAACCTCAGCGGGTGCGTGGTGAGTTACGACAATCGTCTTACCATCAAACTTGATCTCCAGTTCATCCACCAGAAAATCAACATTTTGAAGGAACAACTCACGAGTATCTGCTGGAGTCAGTACCAGACCATCCTTGTAAATACAAGCATAGTCATTTAGATAACGTGCCATTTCTGGATCGTTGGTATGAGTCCACAGGGTGGTTCCGATGATACGAAGATCACCACAATCTAGCACACCATTATCAAGCACGTGAAAGTTAGTGCGGTAACGCTGTGCTTTCTTCCACCAGGTTCTAACATCATTCATATCGTTATGATAGAACTCATGATTGCCTAGAACATAAACTACATTACGAAACCTTTTTAGCAAAGGATCAATAAACGCCGTAGCGTTATTACCAGTGTGAATATCACCTGCCAGGATTAGAATTGTCTCAGCATCCCCTGGCAGAGCTGGAATTTCGTACTTCCGACCCTCCATGTGAAGATCGCTAAATAGTCTAATTTTGTGCATAATTACTCCACTAAATTCATTGAGACAATTACTATATTACCAAGAATGCCAGAATTTTCTGCCCATTCTGAGGCCGCATCGAAAGTCTTGAATATTGGGGGAAATGGGCCACTATAGTATGCACCTGTTGGTACAATTTTAGTTACCTCACCATAATCTCCCTGCCCAAAACATTCCCTAGAAAACGTAGCTATGCCGTATACTTTCATTTCTTACTCCTTTATTTGGTGGATGCTTAAGGAATCGAACCTCTAGCCACAAGACTCCTGGGTTACAGCCATTTATCACTCCCACTTGACGAGCATCCTTAAATAAAATCTAGAAATCTTATTTAAAGATGCTAGGGACTATAGTGCCCTCCCTAGCAGGGGTCTGGTGACTATTGGCAGCCTCTCCAGTACGGCGATGCATTAAGTGATACCCAAGTCTCCTTTACAATTGAGTGGTTGGTATCAGCAACCTCTCCAGAGTTTGGCGTAATGCAATTATCAGTAGGAAGGATTCGAACCTTAATTTCCTCATAGGGGTCTTGCCGTTAGATGACTACTGAAAAATATTCACGCTAGGGAATACAACGCCTCCCTGCAAGGCTAATCGTCATGTAGTACCTACAAGCTCCTGTATGTTGGATAGCGGTACTAACGCATAACCCAGAGTGTAGCATGACTAATTTGGCGGACAGCGAAGGATTCGAACCTTCTGTCTTGAGATTTACAGTCTCCTGCTTATGCCGCTTAAGCTTCCCGTCCTTTTTCTTTCTCCATCCAAAATAATACTTCTCTAAACGCCTGGATCTTACCAGAAAAATAATCAAGAGTAGTAAGAAAGGGTACATCTTTTTTCGCTTCAGTTGTATACTCTTCTACACATCCATCGAGTGCAAACTGTATCATTCTTTTCAAATCAGTCATGATTCATATCCTCTAACACTAAAATAACTTTACCTTTGTAAGCTAGAGGACGCGCACGGGCTTCAGGATAATATGGGGGTGCAGGATTACCTACACAAACCTTTACATCTTTTAAATCTTCATACTCACGTAAAGCTAACAACATATCAAGTAATTTTTGAGCATTCATACCATATCCTCACAGCAGTTGCCACAAACAACCTCTTCGTGACCCTCACAATCTTCAACATGACCCAGATAATGCTCACCTGGGTGGCTCCACCAACCACATACTGAGCACTCTTGAATCTCCATATCATCCAGCATTTTGGCTACAGTTTCTTCATCGACTCCAATTTTTTCTGCAATTACCTCTATTCCAGGTACCATACAAGAGCCAGGGTAAGTGTCTTGAATAAGATTCATAAGTTCGGTCATTACTTCACTATTATATCTCATTCCAGCTCTCCCATCATTAACAATACTGTATTAAAAGCATGGAATCTGCCCTTATTGTATACAGCTGATTCATCATCTTCATACTTTTCAAACGCTTCATTTAACAGCTTTTCTACTTCGAGGAAAAATTCACGCTTTGTCATTACGATACACCCTTTAATTAAATTGGCACACCGCGCGGGTCTCGAACCCAGCATTACCGCCTTGAGAGGGCAGCGTCCTAACCTTTAGACGAGCAGTGCATAATTTGGTCTTCCGTACGAGATTCGAACTCGTGTAATGGGAGTGAAAGTCCCATATCCTGACCACTAGAAGAACGGAAGTTTAGGAAAAAGAAGATAGTGTGGGAGTATTACTACTATGTTATCCTACATGACTTTCGTCAATTCCGCACGCGATCACTCAGGAACGACGCTGGCACACTTCTTCTTTTTCCTAAATTTCCAGAATATATATTATCTCACATTTACACTAAAATGTCAAGAACTATTTGGTACCTTGAGGATCAAAATTTTGATCTCAATGGTAGGAAAATAAAAGAAAGCCCATCACACTCGTTCGGATGGGCTTCCTGCTGTTAGATGCCAGTCACGGCTGCTCTTCCCCGGTGGTGTACAGCCACCCTGTAGGTACTTTATTGCATCGAGTGTCTAACCACTCTTAGGTTCACTACTTTTGTTACGTCGGTTCTTTTCTACGTATCAGGACGACCTACCTAAAATTAGATCCTAGTTCTGTTATGGGAGAACCACTACCTCCACACCTGCCAGTGGGCTGCAAGGTACTCTCATGGAGTATTAACGGGAGCCTTATCCCGAGTATATGACAGATATACTAGCTGATTGTCCACCTTGACGGGGTGGGAATTTGGATTGAGTGTTGTAGAAATTATCAGTCGGCTTGACTATCATGCCGAGGATTGGAAGCCTCAGGGCTACTTTTCGCAATGGGTAATTACTCCCTACTTATAGCAGACTCTACTTGATCATGCGTTATCATGAATTATAATGATCAAAGATTCATATACAATGGGCTTTAACCATTGTCGTTTAACTACTACACTCAAAATAGATGACCAGTTGATTCTTTAAGAATCATTAAAGTTAGCCTTCTTGCCACGCCGTCCTCCATGTTTCAGATGCGCATCTGATGCTGTACTAACGGGATGTTTGTCATCCAACATAACTTTACTGGTCGTTGATTGGTCGGGCTAGGAGACTCTGGGGAATCTCGAAGATCTTTTCGGGTAATCACCCTACACTGTACCTTAGCTAGCCCAAATACGTGGTGGCTTAGGTAACGCCACCAACCGGTACCTGGTTAGCACTCCCAGCACCATCGAGTTGCCCCTTATTCCTGTTGGGCATCAGTATGCATTAATAACCCCCTCAGCGCATCGAACTTTAGGATTTAAACCCCCTGTTAATGCGCTAACTCAGGGTCCTTATTCGCCCCTGTGCGGGGTTTAGGGTATAACTGGTAGCGGACTCCGGTAACGATCCGGCTTGAAAGGTTATGAGCCTAACGTGACCCTGTTCACTTATCCGCAATTGTAAAAAGGTATAGTCCTTCGTCTGTACTTTAACAATTTCCATGTTTAAAGAACTATACTAAATTGGTCGGGGATGCAAGATTCGAACTTGCGGCCACTCGCTCCCAAAGCGAGTGCTCTACCAGACTGAGCTAAGCCCCGAAAAAGAAGTTACTGGATAAGGTGTCCTTAACACGAAGTCATGTCCGTTACTTGCCAATAACTTAAATAAAACACCGGAGAAATTGTTGTCTCGCCCCGGTTGGAATCCCTGGCTATGTGTTGACATAGTCCTATATCGCAGGGATTTATCTCATTTAGAAGTATACTTTATGGAGTCCAGTACTCCGCCCGGATATGCCGGAACTGTTGAAAGGTTGCTTTTAAAATATACTTTTAAATGAATCCCCACATTACGACATTACTGATATCAGTATAGCATACTGCCCTCATGCTGGGGTGGGGTTTCATTTAGAAGTGTACTATGCTCGCTTACTCCAACGCCATTACGCGTACTCTTTCGTGCTGAACACATAATACACTTTTAAATGAAAAGGTTGAGATTACACCTTTCGTATTCCTCCGTTAGCTTCCCGTACCCAAGGCTTGCGGCATTGGCTAAGAGCGTATCCACTATACCCCTTCGCAGGCAATATAGTCTAGGAACATGACAGCCGTTTAATGGCAGGCTTTCACCATAACATACGTTACTACTCAGCTTTCTTCGTACATCCGATAGCAGCTAACTAGCGAATTGCGGAATCGAACTAACAACTTCAACCTTGCGAGTCTCTATTGTCACACCTTCACTTAAACAGTGGGTGGAATTATGTCACTTTCGTAACGTATTGGAGTCGGTCTTTGCTTTTTTGTTTATATGATAGGATTTGAACCTATTACACACTTCTTAAAGGAAGTTGCTCTACCAAATGAGCTACAATATTGCATACCTACTACAAAGTGCCGACTCCAATACGTTCGCAACCTTCCGGCTACAAAGTCGTACACTCCGCCTACTTTCACTATCTCTAGCTACTCGCTGAACCTTAAGACAATGGCTCATTAAACCATCACCTTAATATTCTGGACTTCGCCCTCGTCTCGCGACTCAAACTACTGTCCTACTCTTTGTCTATCGAACTCGAATGTTTTGAATGTAGGCCAGGGTTTTTCACACCCTCGGATTCCGCCTTTGATTATTACACGGTCACCTTATCACTACCATTCTTCGCCCTAGTATCCGCGTCGAACGAATACTCAAAGACTCAGCTTGCATTCTTGTGCCTTAAGGAATTGCTCCTCAAGGTGGAGATATGTAGGAATCTCTCCTTTGGGCATATTGCTATGCTTGTTTTAACGGATTGATGCTATCCGTGTTTTTAAAGAGGGGTCTCCTCTTTGTACCTTTCGGTTGGCGGCTTGTCTTGTAGACAACTCATAGCCCCCAAGTATAAATTCTTTTAATGTGGTATATGTCTTATTTTGTGTATACCATATAATGCTATTTTTTAACTTGCCTGTGTAAGAAAACCACTCACCCTGCTGTTTATTAGCTTTGTATACTTCGTGCAATGCTGCTTCTGTCTTAAAATCTCCTGGGATAGTACACAATAATTTTAGTTTCTTTGAGTTTCCGGTTTGTAATTCTTTCAACCTTGCGGTTGGATTTTTTGAATACCCAATTTTAACACAATTTCCTGCTTTAATAAAGTAAATCATCTGTCACTCCAGTATCTTGGCTAGGGTTGGGAGTGACCAACCCGGGGAGCTACCCTTTTCGCCTTAAAAGTAAAAACTTACGTTGTTACCATTTGTTCTCGTAACACTCTTGTCTCATACTCCCTAGGGGAGAACCTAGTCATGCGTAAGTTAATTTATGGAGGAGTTCCAGGTTTATGCATTACCCCAATCGCGCGTCTTAGCATAACGTAGATGCGCTTCGGATTCTGAAACTCTTTCATAAATTAACTTTGCGAAGCCAGCCCCACCAACGCCGCTCAACTGATCCCGGCATCCCCAGAATCCCCATAACCATTCATTTCGTACTCGCTAATGGCTATCAAAGCGAGGCGTACTGGTCTATTAATTCTCCCGGCCAGTAGGGTAAATTTGAACCTCAGAGGGTCTGGCAAGACCTTGTATGATAAAACTAAGTATCATTGGTTGTATACATCCGCTGAAATTAGTTCACCCTATAGGAACCTGAGTAATTCCTGATCTATTATAGTAACTATACCGCAGTATCACACGGCGACTCGCATAACGGTAGAGCGACCGCGTGGTTGATCTGCACCACGAAGCGCTATTTATAGCGTATGCCCGCTCGGTTAGTCAGGTTGCCACCTAATAAACTTAAACAAGATTTAAGGATCGGTACTCCCGCCATTACGATGCATATCGCATCGTTAAATCTTGTTTAAATTTAGTGGAATAGCCCCGCACTCAACGCCTTCCACTCGACTTGGCCCTCTGCCA